GCTGCTGAAGGGCATCCAGCCGGAGGAGGTGCCGTCCTGGTAGGAGACCTGCCAACTGCTGGCGGTGCTGCCGTCGTACAGGCTGCTCAGGGTGATGGTAAGGGTCTGCCCCAGGAGGAGGTTGGAGTTGCTGAAGCTGACCAGGCTGCTGGTGAGGGCATGGGGGAAGGTATGGTTACTGTCCCACAGGGGGCTGTCAAGGTACTGGGTGTGGTCGGAGGACAGGGCCCCCATGTTGATAGCGTAGTCGCCGGCCTCAAGGGTCCGCTGGAAGCTAGGGCTGCTGAACGTCCCCCCGTACTGGATACCAGTGGTGAAGTAGGTCAGGGGGAGGGCCGCAGAGGGCGGGCTGAACAGGTAGACGTTCCATCCGGAGTACATGGTGTACCCGCCGCCGATGGCATGCGGGGTCCAGTTGACCGCCAGGTTGAAGCTCTCGTCGATATTGGCAACAGTCGGGGATACCGGAAGCAAGGGTAGGCTCATATAATCCTTATACTTTCGGAAGCGGGACTCTTTCTCTGAGCTTCCTTATGCATTTCTTCCACTGATGGTTCCAGCAAAGAACCTGGAAAGTGTCCGGGAACCCTGCCTTAATTACCCGCCTATACAGACCTGCTGCCCTATCCGTGGACCCGTCATCATTGATATGGTCAAGGGTTAGCATGTCAGTATCAGATATGTTGCATCCTGGCCAGTTGCAGGTCTGGCCATAGTGGGAGATAATCCTCTCCTTGAGGGAAAGCCTGCCAAGCTGTGCCCGAAGCCTTCTTTTCTTGTCATGCTCGGGGCAAACCCTCTTCCCTTTCATATGAGGGCTTGAGCAGTCAATGCATAAACCCAGGCTTAGCTGTTTCCTGGCAAAACGGCCAGACTTCCCTTTGCTACGCTCTCTGTCGTATTCCCTAACTTTTTTGGCACAGTCATCACAATGGTGCCCATCAGTGGCCGGTTGAGGACAGGTCAAGCATAGGCCTGCCTTTACCCGCAAACGATGTCTGGTCTTTCCGGCACTGTTCGACCTTTCCAGGCATACCAGGCAAAGCGTCCTGTCCTGCCTTACAGGATGGGTCATACAATGTAGGCATATCCCCTGTTTACGCAGCCTCCCCTTATATTTCTTACTTGCCTCCCTCATGCGCTTAGCACAGGATTCACAGGACCTCTTTCCTATACGGGGAGGCTGACCGCATGCACACAGTCCCATTGCCCTGTTGCTTTTTGCCCGTTCTTTGCTGACAAAGGTCATACCCTATATCTGGACTACTACAGAAGAAGTAGCGTCCGCTTGAATACCCCCTAAGAAGGGGTCTATAGTCGGGCTTCTCGCCAATACTGACAAAGCCGTCAGGACCGCCTCCCCTGCGCTCTGGAAGGTGCTGTCCGCCACGATGCTGGAGTTGAGCTGGGCATAGGCTATCACCGTGGTAGGGAGCACGCCTGTCTCCTGCGATGCCTGGTGCTGGGACAGGTTGACACAGGAGGAACGCTCCGCCGTGAAGAAGGCCCCGGGGGTTGCCCCGGTGGCTACTGCCAGGAGTGCCCCGGAGACGGTCAGCTCCGACTGGGAGAGCACGAACCCGGTGCCTCCCATGGGCAGGGACATGCTCCCTCCTGTCATTATCACGCCGCTGCCCTGCTCGAACCCCCCTGCCTGGGCATTGTTGTTGAAGAAACAGCCTACGAACTCGATGTCCGAATCTATGCCGTACACAGCAGGGTTGACGAAGCCCTGGAACAGGATATTATTGAACAGCACCCGGCTGTTGTTGACGAAGAAGGCCGAGGTCGGGCCGTCCCCGAACCCTGTCCAGGTCGTAGCGTCGATAGTGATGGGGAGGGTAGCGTTGGCCGTGCTGGTGATTACGACCCTGCCCTCCTCCTGGATGCTGAAGGCCAGGTTGGCGAGCGCGTACCACTTTGCCGTCCTTATCGTCCCGTCTCCCAGGGCTATAATCTGGAGGGAGGACGAGATATTGGCGATGGTGTAGGGCACCCCGGTGGTGACAAGCTGGATAGAGCAGGGGTGGCGGAGCACAGGGGGAAGGGCATTGACCGCCCCGGTGATGGTGAGCTTGGCAGCCTGGGGGGTGAGCCCGTTGTTGCTGTCGTTGCCCCCGACGTTGTTCACGTACAGGACGATGGGGGCGGTAGTGGACTGTAGGTTCTGCCCCAGCACGGTCCTGGGGACAGGCGGCTCGATGGCGAAGCCGACATGCGGGAGGGCCTTGGCAAAGCCCCTGCCCCCGCTCCCGCCCTGGAGGAGCTGTATCTGCTTCCTGATGTCCCGGTTGACGGGCAGGATAAAGTCATTGGTGTGCAGCGGTGCCTCGAACACCGTCTCCACGTTGCCCTGCCGCATCGCCACGTAGTTGGAGTCGAACAGGGTGGCCAGCGGGGTGTTGGCGAGCGTGGCGTCCGACCACCCCACCTGGGAGGGGAGGGTGGTGGAGATGGGGACCTGGCGGTTGTAGGGGAACACGTCCGCCAGCCCTATGACCGGGGCCGTCCCGGTGCCGTTGGTGGTAATCAGGGCATTGTCGGAGGCATACAGGACCTCGTAGGTATGGCCCTCGACCCCCTCGCCCTGGTAGGGGACATAGCGCTCCTCTACCGTAAGGACAGAGGACGGGGAGAGGGCCGGGAGGATGGAGCCCACGAACAGGAAGGCACTGCCCCCCTGCGCCTGGTCGAGGTTGGTGCCCGGCACCACGACTATGGCATAGCCGTTGCTGAAGCTGGCCGTGGAGACAGGCACGGCATTGAGGTTGCCTAGCTGGTCCTGGACCCATACCAGCCTGCCGATGTCGTTGCCGGATATGCCCTTGATGGTGCAGCGGTTGCCTGCCAGGACCACGGTGCTCGCGCCCGAGGCGCTGTCATAGGAGACGGACTCCACCACGACCCTGCTGTCTGTCCATAGGCTAGGGGAGTTGGCAGGGGAGCTAGGGGTATGGGCATAGGTTCCGAAGAGCACCGTCTCCTCTATCTGGGTTACCCCCATGACGGAGGGGTTATAGGCTATCTGGGCGGTGTCCTGGGCCATGAACGACATGACCACCGTGGACGCGGAGGCCACGGGTGCCTGGATGGTGACGATGCAGTTGGTGCCGCTTATCGTCCTGGAGGCTATGGCGTAGGGGCTGCCGGTGGCAAGGTCCCAGGCCCCGACCACGTACAGGCCGTTGACCTGCCCGCTGATGCCCTGGGTGGGGACTACGAAGGTGGTAGTGACCCCCCCTGCGACCGTCTGCTGGACCCCGCTGGAGCCTGCCACCCGGACCCATACCCTGGTGCCGAACTGGACGCTGGAGTACTCGGGGTTGTAGGACCACACCTGGTAGGCCAGCGGGGCTATCTGCTGTGCCTGGATGGCATACTCGGAGACGCCGGAGACCGGCAGGGCCTTGCCTGTGATGCCGTCGTAGAGGGAGCCCCCGTCCACGGCGGCAGGGATGTTGACCAGGCTGGCGCTGCCGCCTGCCGGGTAGGTGATGCCGAGGGTGACATAGATGTTGCTGGCCCCTGGGTCATAGAGCGTGCCGTAGAGGTTCTGCGGGAAGGACACCACGATGGTGCGGGAGTTGAGGCCCTGCACTAGCACCTGTGCGCCGGACAGGAGGCTGACGGGGACCTTGGCCCCTCCCCCCACCGGGGTATTGAGCCCCTGCACGAAGGCGGAGGTGATGGTAGCGGAGGCGGAGACGGTGGTCGATGCCGAGGGCAGGCAGATGGTGAAGGCATCGTTCTGGGACCAGGACGCCCCTGCGGTGCCCACGGACTTCCCTATCGTGCCCGAGGTGCCGTCAGGGTTCTGGGGCGTGCTGGGAGTGCCGTAGATGCTGACCTGCTTGGTGACGTAGAAGGTCCTCTGGTCGGAGCTGAAGCCGTTCATAAACCCGTCAAACGCCCCTACCGTGTTGGTGTTGGGGATAATGGCCGGGGCTACCGAGACATAGTAGTCGAGCGCCGAGCCGAGGTCGTACGGGCTCATGCCGGGGGGCTTCCCGCGCCCGATAGCCGACCTGAGGCTGCCGGTTATGATGTCCGTGAACCCCTCCCCGGACAGCTTCTCGTAGTCCCAGCCGTCCAGGCTCACGGACTGCCTCGTGTCCACCTTGTCGTCCGGGAACACCTGGTCGGCCAGGCGGAGGTCGAAGCGCCCGGATATGCCCGTGGCGAGCGTGCCGGAGTCGGAGGTCCCGGCGCTGGCGCACCCGAAGATGTTGGAGCCCAGGCTGAAGATGCCGCTGTTGCGCTGGAAGACCACGGCGACCGGCATGGCATAGCTGTACCCGTCCAGGGTGCCCAGGGAGTTGGTGGGGCTGCCGTTGCCCGCCCTCCATAGCCCGGTGTCCCCCGTGACGGGCCCGAGGTTCTGGAACTGGTAGGTGGCGTCCAGCGTGATGGGGGAGGGCTGGGCGGCCTGCGAGTAGACTGCCTGGAGGGGGCCGGTCCCGACCGGGTCAAGGCCGTAGCGGTACCTGGTAAAGTCGTAGCTCAGGCCCACGCGCTGGACGTTCATGCTCCACTGTATCTGGGCACGCTGGGTGGTGTAGAGGCCCCCGCCTGCGGTAAGGCTGCCGAAGATGTCCACCGAGTCGTCAGGCATGGACTCGTAGAGGCTCGGGTCGGGGTTGATGCAGCCGTAGGGCCAGAAGAAGTTGGAGATGGCCCCGGTCACGGGGTCGGTGACGGAGTAGTACCCCGCCCCGGTGGTAGGGTCTAGCGCCTGGTACCAAAGCTCCAGGAAGACGACGTATACCCTGGCTGGCTCGTCGGACGAGGGCCAGGGGGCCGGAGGGGGAAGGACGACCTGGTTAAGTGCCTGGTCGGCAGAGAGGTAGCCAGTCACCGTGACCTCCTCGCCGCTGAACAGGACGTCGAAGGAGGGGACGGTAAAAGTGTTGGGGACAGAGGTGCTGAAGGCAAGGGGGCTCCAGGTCAGGCAGCCGGAGGTCGCCGGGCCGTCCTTGAGCACCTGGTGCCGCTTGTAGCCCTGGAGGTCCTGGATGAGGTTGACGTCCGCATCGGAAATCTCATGGTCGTGCAGGGCCACGACGGTCAGCAGGCTCTTGCCGGCCGGGTCAAGCGTCCTGGAAACTACCGAGGGATACTCAAGCATAGTTCTCCGCCTTGACTTCGCATCTAATTAGTAGGAGCAAAGTCAGAGGATTAGAGATGGCAATCCTTCAAGCCCAGCCCTACGCCTACGGCAACCAGCCGATAACCGCCACGGCCCTCATCCAGCAGTCAGGGGAGGACAGCTTCTACTTCCCTGAGGACAATGGGCATACGGGGTTCGCAGCCAACGGCTCCCGCTACACGTCAGGGGTAGAGGACTCCCCCCCCTCCGTGGCCTCCTGGTACACGGAGCCGCCCGGGCCGTACAGGGGCACCTCCCCGGCCTTCCCTGCCTACGGGCTGGTTCTGCTCGGGAGGGCGTCCATGGCCATACTGGACGAGAGCACCCCGGAGCTGGCGCTATGGATGACCTTCCTCCTCCAGGATGGCCTGATGCTGGCGGACAACTATGCCCTGGGCAACCCCAACTATCCCACCAGCCTGGTAGGCTTCCTGCCGGCCGGGCTGTCATACGCCAACGGGGTGGTATCCGTCATATACACGCCGGACCCTGGCTCGGAGGACGTCACCAGCAGCATGGTGGTGAGCGTGGACTTTGGCAGGGACACCGCCTACCTGGACGTGGCGGTATAGGGAGGGCATATGATAGTCCCGCCTATGACCTACTCCAGGAAAGGGATACAGCTAACCGAGAGCTTCGAGGGCCTGAGCCTGGAGTCATACCAGGACTTGGGAGGCATCTGGACGATAGGGTACGGGCATACAGGGAGCGGGGTAGGGCCCGGCATGGCCTGCACGCAGGCACAGGCGGAGCAGTGGCTAGAGCAGGACTATGCCTGGGCAGAGGGGGAAGTCAACGCGATGGTGGGCATACAGCCCACCCAGGGGGAGTTCGATGCCCTGACCGACTTTACCTTCAACTGCGGCAGGTGGAACTTCGACCACTCGACACTGCTCAGGCTGGTCAACGAGGGCGACCTTCCGGACGCGGCAAGGCAGTTCGAGCGGTGGGACAAGGTAGGCGGTAAGGTGGTCGCCGGGCTGCTCAGGCGGAGGCTGGCGGAGGAGGCGGAGTTCCTGGGGAGCCCGCCTTTGACAGCTCTTTTAGGGCCCTGACATACCACACGTTCTGGATGTCGGCATCGGTAATCTGGCGGAGGTCCTCCGGGCCCTCGACCTCCCCCCACCACGACTCGCACCCCCACACGATACGCCCCAGGTCGGGAACGAAGATAGCAGGGTTCTGGTGCGGGCATACCTCCAGCACCTTGGTCTTCGGGTAGTACAGCACTAAGCTCGACAGGGTCAGGTCCCCGAGGTAGACGCCCAGGAAGGTCTTCCCCTTGCAGTCCTCGGCGCAGGGGCGCACCTTGACCCACATGCCGACCCTGCGGTACGATGTCTGGACAGGCTCAGAGTACTTGATTTTCCTTACGGTGATAGGGTACTTTATCTCTCCCATTTACCAGCCCTTAATAAGGTCCCCGCTGTTCAGTTCCTTGCCTTCGGAAGGAGGAGGAGAAGGAGGCTCCTGCGGAGGAGGCTGCTGTGGGGGATTAGCTTGGCTATCCACCGACAGGGAGGCGTTGCCGTCCGCGCCGATGGCCAGCTTGGCCGCCTGCCGCTCGTCCACTTCGGGGGTACTCCTCACCGCCCTGTGCAGATGATAGAGCGAGAGCCCTTCCCTTGGGTCTATGCCTCTCTTGGCGTACGACTCTACGACGTAGCATAGATACTCGTAAAGCTCTTCCTGCAAGATAATGAGCCTCATAGGCTTCCTCCTCATGGCCGGGGGCGACGAAGTAGGAGGAGCACGGCAGCGTCCTGCCCTCCCCCGCACGGCAGAGCAGGGCAAGGTAGCTGTAGCCCGCCGTCTCCCCGTAGTATAATACCTGGATTGAGGCGTCCGTAAGGCCGTCGAACCCCAGCCTCCGGGCTGCGGCGGAGGAGACGTCGATGATGCGGTTAGGGTACCCCGGCCCCCGGTCGTTTATCCTGACCCTCACCTGCCTGCCGTTCCGCAGGTTGGTGACCAGGACGATGCTGCCGAAGGGAAGGGTACGGTGGGCGGCGGTAAGCCTGCGGGGGTTGAACACCTCCCCGCTGGAGGTCCTGTGCCCCGCTCTCTCCCTGCCATAGGAGGAGGCCTTGCCCCTGGACTCCCACACTACCTGGGCCGGGGACCCGGCAGAGACCAGGGCCGTGCCGGATAATACCAGGGCGGCAATGGTGGTCCTAAGCCTGTCCAACCTGTGCGTCCTCCTTCAAGTAGTATACCCCGCAAAGGGGGCTTGCGGGGGGGAAACCTGGAGAAAACTGGAAGATATCAGTAGTTTTGTCCTAGAAGGACTACATATCAGCACTTCTGAAATTAGGAGTGGTGCCCGCAGGTGCAGGGCTTGCCACGGCGGACGTTCCAGCGGAGGCAGTTACCGATGCCACTTTTGCCAAGTTTGTGACCATTAGTTGGACCAGTGGTCTTTCCGCCTTTTGCAGCCACCCCTGGAGCATGGATACCAATACCAAGAGCGACTGTCTTGAGGCCTGCTTGGTGGGCAGCCTCTCTCTGGTGCTCAGGTGTCCTAAGGCTGGCGAGGTGACCTCTCTCCACATTCATTCTCCCCGAGATATGCCCGCCTATATGTCCCCCGAGCGGTGCTACCCTGGCTAGAAGGCCAGTATCGACATTCTTACGGCCCTGGGAACGCCCAAGTCTCACTATATGCCCAGTTTCGACATTCTTCTTGCCTTGGGCAAGACCCGTAATATGGCCACTGATGCTGCCCCCGAGCTTACCTAGGCTCTCATAGTCAACAAGTCCCGGCAAGGTCAGATTCATGCCGCCAGGATACCCCCGCCAGGTATGGAACCGGAACATCCCCTCGGTCTCTATTAGCTTGGCCTTTAGCCTATCCGTCACGGGCTCATGCCATCCGACCTCCATCTCGGGCAGCTTGATGCCTGGAAACAGCCTTTTGAACCTACGGCCAAAGCCGTCCCTCCCAAGGCGGTGAGTAATGTCCCGCCTAGCAGGGTCAACAGTCTGGCCCGTATAGACCCATTTCTTGGGGACCATGGGATGAGGATAACGGTAGAAGGCTACTGCTCTCATAATTAAGAGGTTAGAAAGACATTACAACACGAGTTGGCAAATGTGGTTCGTAGACAAAGTCCTCCGAGTCCAGTGCCCTTCCCACACATATTACCCATGAGCAGTTAGGAAGTACGGTGCCCTGGTAGTCCTGGGTGACCGTGCCTACCCCCGCAGGGGGGCTGGCGCTCCCCGGCCCGGCATAGAGCAGGCCGCCCTGCACGAACCCTGCCCCAGGGACCTGGAAGGGGGAGCCGTAGCCTGTCGCCACGGTAACGGGGCTCCCTGCCGTGGCGGAGTTGAGGGTGATGCCGTCCACGAAGGGGTAGGCATCGGAGGAGAAGGGGGGGCTCCCCTGGGACACGGAGGTCGGGTCCACGGGCATTACCCCCCCGTCAGGGGCCACGTATACCGCCGTGAGCGCCCCCAGGTCGGCATCGGCGGTAAAGACCTGCGTGCCGGCCGTGGAGGGAGAGGGGGGCGTGGGGACAGGCTCGGAGGAGGAGTACAGGACACAGCTCAGGATGCTGCCCGCCTCTATGTCCTGGGCCACCGGCAGGCTATGGGTGGCGACCACCGTGAGGACGTCCCCCAGGCCGAGGTTTAGCTGGGCGCTGAAGGGCAGGGTGACCGGCCCTGCCTGGCTGGGCTGGGTGGAGGCAGTGGCCACGACCGTGGTGGCCGGGGGGGAGCCCGAGGTATCATAGACATTGACTGTCCTTACCCCTACGCCCCCGCTGCCCCACATGAGCTGCCCGGTAATGACGTACGCCCCTGCCGACGTGATGGTAAAGCTCGTCTCGCTGGTCACATAGCCGGTCAGGTCGAAGTCTATGGAGTCGAACTGGACAAGCGCCCCGCCCGTGCCGGGGGGCACCTCGGTCACCGCGCTGGCGCTCTCCACCTGGAAGCCGAAGTTGGACAGGCCTTGAATCTGCTGCTGGACGCTGTCGATGGCCGTGGCGGCCAGCGACATCATGCTGCCCTTGAGCGCCATCAGGTTACTTGCCGCCTCGTTGCACCCTAGCATGGCCGCCTGCACGGGGATAGGCTGCCCCTGGATGTCCGGGCGGGCAAGGTAGGCGACAGGGTTGAGCACCCCCCCCGGCCACCCGTTGTTGTCCGGGTCTGCCTCCGTGGCATCGCTGGAGTACACCACTACCGGGGCGACCGGGACGGCGAGCAGGGGGGAGCCCGGCACCCACGAGCGGCTCCTGCTGTTGGCGTCCGTCCTGACGGTGCTGTAGATAGCAAGGTCCCCGAGCGGGTCTATGGCGGAGTCCAGGGACGCCTCGTAGGCGCACACGAACTGGACGACATAGGGGTCCGTCAGGAGGAGGCTCTGGAGGCTGCCGTTGAACGTCCTCCAGAACTGGGTGAACCTGTCCACGGGGGCGGCGATGGCGAACTGGTTGTAGGTATAGCGCCACTGGGGGTAGACGCTCTGGTAGGAGGCGTCCAGCCGTATCCTGCTGTCGGCTATGGCGATAACCTGCTGGAGGACCTTCCCTATCGCCGAGGGGAAGGTACACTGCACGGGGTAGGCCGCCTCCCCCTCCCCCAGCGTGACGGTAGTGGTGGAGGTGTAGTCGATGGCCACGGAGGAGTAGTCGAGGTCCGTGCCCGTGAAGCTGCCGGTATAGTTGAGGTCGGCATAGGCATCCCAGCGGGTGTTGCGCGGGTAGCCTAGTATGGCAGCCTCGATATAGGACAGCCTCCACAGGGCGTTGCCCTGGGCGATGGGGCCCATGGCAGCAATGGCCGCTATGAGGGGGATTGCCTGCGGGCCAGCACTGAGGCCGGTGCCGGAGAGCACCCTGTTCCAGGGCACGGGGCCGCTGGCCAGGTAGTCCAGGGAGGGCTGCACGTACTGCTGGTAGGCCGCCTGGAAGCTGGCAATCCACTGCCCCATCCTCCCTGCCCTTGCCCCGCCGACATAGAACAGCCAGGCGGAGGTCAGGATGGGGTCGTAGCCGCTGTCCACCACGTTGCCCAGGGTCACGTAGCGCACGAGGTCCGCCCGCAGGTTCGCCTGGCGGGTGACGAGGTCGGGGCTGGAGTAGTCTGGGTCGGTAGGCTCGACCACGTCCCTGCCGAGCGCCCCTGACTGGAGGGACGGGGGGACAGCGGGGGCAGCGGGGGTGGTGGGTGTGGCAGGCGTGGCGGGCACGGCAGGCGTCTGCACGGACGGCACGATGCTGACGATATTGCCCTGGTACTCGGACGGGGGCATCTGGTATGCCGAGATGACCATGTTCGGGTTGGGGAGGCTCCCGAGCATGGAGGGGACCGTCCCGTTAGGGTTGGCGGCTGCGGAGCCGTCCACGTTGCTCAGGCCCCCGGGCCCGGGGCCCGTCGTGCCCCCTGTGTTGGCAGAGGTGTTCAGGGGGTTGAAGGGCAGGCTGTACGTATGGTCGCCGGTCAGGTAAGGGGGGGTCGGGGTGGACTGCATCTTCTGGATGAACGCCGGGTCGCTCAGGTTGGTGCCCGTGTTGGGGATAATCCCGCCCAGAGGGGGGACAAAGACAGGCGTGCCGAACGTCAGCCCGTTGTAGTTGGACAGGTTACTGGGGAAGTTCCTGAGGATGTTGACGTTAGGCACGTGGAGCTGGCACTGCCCGAAGGCGAAGTTCGCATCGAACTTGATGTGCGGCACGAAGGAGGAGAGCGGGAAGAAGTTGAACCCGTTCCAGTGCCAGATGGTGTCCGCGAACAGGTTCGGGATGCTGGGCAGGTCCGGGAGCGCCCAATTGCAGATGTCGTGCAGCAGGCTGGCGATGGCGTTCAGGTTCGCCTGGATGTTCTGCACGATGTTCTGGAGCATGGACTCGATAATGCCGATGTTCTGCACCATCGCCTGGATGAGCTGCACGACCTCCTGCTGCATCTTCACCAGGAACTTCATGAAGGTGATAACGTCCTTGGCGAGCAGGATGGCCTTTATCGGGTTGTCGGGCTCGGCATGGGTGGCCGAGGCGATATAGTTGATGGCGTGGGGGATATCCTTGTTGATGAGCTGGTTACGGCGCTGGATGAGCCAGTGGTTGGCGTCCGTGATGCTGGTCTCCAGGGCACGGCCGTCCTCCATGGCCTTGTGGTAGAACTTCTCCACGGTCGGGTCGCCCAGGGGGTTCCAGTTGACGACCTTCTTCTTGGCCTTGATGGGCCAAAGCTCGGCGCTCGCCAGTGCTTGGTTGAATCCGCCTCCCATACTCTCCTATATCGCCGGGTCGATTCCAGGGTCAGGCGACACCTGGTACGGGTAGCTTATCCCGTTGTTCTGGATGTCCGGGGCCTCCGTCGTGTGCAGGCTCAGCGCCACCTCATGGATAGTCTGCGCTGTCTTGATGTCGGCTATCTTGGTAATCTTACGGAAGTTGGTGGCCTCCATGATGATGTCCCCGGTGACGTTCAGGTGATAGTTCCCGTAGACCATCATGTCCACGTCGCCGGTAATCTCCAGGCGCAGCCCCTTCTTGGCGCTCGACTGCCCGATGGTCATCTCCACGCCGCCGTCCAGCGCCCCGGTGAGCGACCTGCCCTGCTGGTCCTTCCCCGCCGCCAGCACGACGCCGCCGTCCAGGTCCAGCATGAGCGACTGCCAGGAGGCCGGGTTCTTGCCGATGCGGAGGAGCACGTCCCGCACGGCGTGCAGGTCGAGCGACTTGCCGTGCAGGTCCATGCCCGGCGACACGGGGTTACCCAGCCAGGAGTTGTAGGGCGAGAACCCCCTGCCCGTAGGCTGCCCCGCCACGGTCAGGTCGTGGAACCGGTAGGTCTTGTCGCCAGGCGAGGGGTAGACCGGGCGGCCGGGGCTATGGGAGTTCTTCTCCGTGGGGCTGAAGTTCTTCCCCGGCCCGTCCGAGTAGCCGTTCATAAGGTGCTTGCGCATCACCACGGGGCTCTCGCTGTCCCGCCGTGCGCCGAGCCTCGCCACCACGCCGCCGTCCGTCGCCATCCTCAGGCTGATGGCCTCCGCCATGAGCTTGTTCTCAAGCGTCCCTGCGTCCCCGATGCCCTTCAGCTTGCGGTGGCTGGCATCCCAGTACTGGAGGGCCCTCCTCTGGACGGCATCGCTGTTCTGCCTGTTCTGGGTCAGGACCTTGCGCCCGGAGTCCGGCAGGGTAGCATCGTCGCAGCCGAGGCGCAGCACGCTCTGCCCGAGCGCCTGGAGGTCTATCGAGTCCTCCTCGTCCCTGTTCTTGCCCACGACCAGCTTGAGGGAGCCGACCATGTGCCCCTCCACGCTCCTCCCGGCCCCATGCGGGTGCTCGTAGATGCCGTTGGGGGCAGGGTTGGCAGGGAAGTTGGTATTCTCCCTGGGGATGGTGCTGCCGACCTCGAAGGTCAGCATGCCCTCCTTGGTCACGTCCCAGCGGGTGGTGTTGTACTCGCTGGGGAAGCGCACGGAGTAGCATGACGCGGCCAGGCGGGCCTCGTCATGGTCGGTAGAGTCCTTCACGGGGTTGTACCCGCTCTGGAAGTCCGCCCCGAAGCGGCCGCCGCCGTTGGTGTCCTGGTTGGTGGTAAGGGCGGAGAGGACAGGCTTGAGCGCCAGGCCATAGGTGCCCTGGTCGAACCTGCTCCAGCCTATAAGGGTGCCCTCGGCCCGCTCCAGGATGAAGCCCTTGCGGGCCGGGGTCGCCCCCTCGCCAAGGGTCGGGCCGACAGGCTGCTTGGAGGTGTCGGTCGGGTGGTCGAAGGCCTGGCTGGCGAAGTAGGTCGCGCTGTCCACCTGGAACGGGCCCTGGGAGGAGAGGGTAGTCCTCTTCCACGGGTCCTGGGTAGTGCCGAGGACATAGTCCAGGAGGTCGGTCTGCATGACCTCGGGAGGCAGGGGGTAGTCGAGGGCGAACTCCTGCACGCGGGACACGCGCTCCGTGAACGGGAGGATGTCCTGCTTGCCCTTCAGGTACCTGTCGGACAGCCTGGCCCCAGGCTGGAGGAAGACGGTATACTCCCTGGAGCCGTCAGGCATGGTGGTGGGGATGACACCGGACGCTGGGTTGACGGTCGTGGCGTCCAGGCGGACTGCGGGGCCCTCGAACCCCAGCCCGGCGTCCGAGTAGTCCACGTGGCGGGAGGTGAGGGTAGTCCAGGTGCGCCTGTCGGCGTCCACGTCCTCTCTGTCGAAGCCCCCCGACGACCTGTCCCAGCCGGAGCCTGTCCTCTCGGAGTACCCGCCCACGAACGAGGATGCCTGGTCCCCTGCCCAGGCCTTGCGGTAGTTGCCCCGCTTGCGCTCGTTGAGGCCGGGGATGGTGTCGAAGTCCTTGCGGGCTATGGAGTCCACCGCCTGCTTGGTCTGGGACACTACCCAGGTCAGGATGGCCACCTGCGAGTGCCCCCCGAAGTGCGCCACGGGGGCGCACAGGCACAGGGCCCCCTCCTCGGGCATCCGTATGTCGGTAGACTCGTAGGAGCTGTGCGAGCAGGGGATGAGCCCGACCTCGCGGTAGACGTACTTGGAGCGGAGGTCCTCCACGGAGCAGACATGGCGCTCCCAGTCCACGGACGCTACCGTGCCCACGAAGACGGAGAACTGCTCCATCTCCCTCGTGTACTCGGACATCGGCAGCCTGTAGTCGCCCATGGTTACCTATTACCCTGCCAGGGGGGTACCCTCGGTAAGGAGCGGGATGCTGAACGGGGCCCCCGTCCCCTGGGGGGACTGCGGGGCCGGGTTAGGGGTCACCTTGCTTGCCGTCCCCTGTACCGTCTGCACGTTTGGCAGGGACACCCCGCCGGTGACGAACACGCCGAGGCGGTTCGCTATGTCGTTGATGCCGGACTGGGGGCTCTTGCTCTGCATGTCCGGCTGGGCAAGCTGGGTCAGGAGGTCATCATTGCCTACTGAGTTAGCCTGCGGCGTCTCAAGCTCTATGACCGAGTCCAGCTCCACCGAGTCATAGCCGCTCCCGGAGGCGGACGCCTGCCCGTTCGAGCTGAGGCTGAGGTCGGAGCTGAGCGACTTGCTCAGGGTAGAGCTGATGTCGCCCTGGCCGGGGGAGGCTATGCCAGCGAACAGGAACACGTTCAGGTTTTGCACCTGCCCTGCCCCCTGGAGGTTGGCGCTCTGCGAGAGGATGCCCTGCCTGGAGTGGCGGATGGCGGTGTTGACGTCTATCCATCTCCCCCACGGGAAGGGGCTTACCACCTCGTACCCCTTGTCGTCCGTATAGGGCTGGCACGTCTGGATTTTCTTGTAGTAGCGCATGTCTATGCCGCTGCCTGTCCCCCAGGTATCCCCGCTGAAGAAAGGCTTGCCAAGGGAAAGCGGTGGGGAGTTGGGGAACGTTGAGCCGTCATCGGCGGCCATGTTGAGGTCAGCGGCGGTCACGACATCATTCTGGAAGCGGAAGCTCTTGCCCTTGGTGTCGAACCTCGTGGCATACAGGTTGCCAATCTTTTCCTTCTTGTACATGAGGTACTCCCACTCCTGCGGGTGGAACGGGGCATCGGGGGGCTGCGTGAGGGTGGCAGGGGTGCCCGGCAGGTTGACCAGGGGGCTGGTGGAAGGGCTCCCTCCCCCGGTGCTCCCGGAGCCTGCGGGGGCGCTCCCGCCGCTGCCGGACGAGGACGGCGCAGTCTGGGCAGGGGAGGAGGAGGCATCGGAGGGGGATGGGGGGACCGTCCATTCGAGCACCAGGTCCTTCTGGCTTACATAGGTGGTCACCTGCCTCTGGTTGCCGCCTGCGTCCGTGACAGTGGTGTAGGTAGGCAGGAGAGGACGCCTGCGGATAGTGTCCAGGGTTACCTGCATGGTGGCCGACTGCCCCTGCTGGTAGGATATGCTGACGCTGTTGATGTACCCGTACATGTCCCTATGGGGGATGTACATGGGGAACCCCAGCCGTATCTCGGGGCGCAGGGGGATGGAGAAGGTATAGGTGCGGTACCCCCTGTTGGCCCGGTTAAGCTCGCTGACCGCATAGGTATACAGGGCTATGAGGTCGTTCTGGCCGAGGTAGTTGAGGTTGCGGAGGGGCTGCTCGCGCAGGCCGAACTTGGCCAGCTTGGCGATGTCGATATGGTCGGCGACAGGGAGCACCTGGGGGCCCTCGGCCGAGGGAAAGTGGAGGTTGCTCATGAAGTCTGGCTGGACGCACATGCGGGTGGCCCTGACATTGGCCTCGTCCTCCACCTCCGTCTCCGTCTCTATCTCGCTCAGGTACACCACGAAGGGGTTGGCATTGGCCCTTATGTAGCTGGCAGCGCTCGTCGCACTGCTGGTAAAGCTGCCGCCCTGCCCCTGCGCAGCGGGGTCCGTCCCCAGGTTGGTGACGTCCAGGTTGTAGTAGGGGGGCTTAAAGACGATGGCCCCGTCAAGGTCCTGGTACCCCTCGTAGCCTATGAGGTTGGCTATGAACCTTATCCTCTCCGAGCGGGGCACTGTCTTGCCCCCAAGCTGCTGGACGGCGGCCACCTGGAAGTCGGGGAGGTAGGTGCGCATGATGTTGATATACAGGTCCTTGTCGCTGGCCTGGGCTATGATGGACTTCTGGGGGACACGGCTGTTGGTGCTCGCACGCATGTTATACGCCATCTGCCCCACGGCGTCCTTAGGCTCGGCGGTGAACGTATCATAGAGTACCCCCACCTGGGCCTGGCTGTCCTGGAGGCCGGTGATGTCCTGGTAGCCGTAGCCCAGGATGCGGACGTCCCTTGTCACGTTGGTGAGGATTGTCTGCCACCTGCTGATGAACTGGGCCTTGACAGAGTCCTTCCAGTCGGAGGTGCCGGCCTTCAGGCTGTCCTGCTGTATGGAGGTTAGCTGGAAGCCCTCGAAGGTGACGGACCTTGTGAATATGTCGGCGAGCATCTGGTAGGGGCTCATCAAGTACTGGTTGCTGTTGAAGGGCGTGACGGGCGTGGGGGAGTTGGTAATCTGCGAGGTCTGGAGGTCCACGTACATCAGGTCGAGGAAGTGCATGGTCCCCTTGCAACTGACCGCTACCTGGAGGGCGGTGCCCGTGTCCGTATAGGAGACGCTGGTTATAAGGCCCTTGAACACACGGTAGTAGAGGGTATTGCCGTTCTGGGCAAAGAAGTACCCCTTGGCGAACACCTGGACCTGCATCATAGGCTCCAGGATATTGTTGCCCCCCGGTGCCTGGAACAGGTACTTGCGGCTGGCCGGGATGTTGAGGCTGAAGCTGGCGGTCGGGACAAGGTTGTCAACCTGGTAGGACACCGAGAACGAGTCTATGTAGTCGTTGAACGGCACGGACGTGGACTGGGAGTTGGACTGGTTCCTGGAGTCGTTGAGGTTTATGAAGGGGTTGGTGATATAGGGCTTGCCCTCGATGTACACCACCACGTCCGGGCAGGTCTTGACTATCTCCCTCTCCTGCACCGTCTGGGCTATGTTCCTGATGCTGTTGGAAGAGGCAGGGGAAGAAGCCATGGGGGGCTCCACCTGCTCGGGCTGCCGGACGGTGCTCGGGGTCTCGATGCCGAGGAAGTCTCCCATTATGCAAACACCTCGCTAGGGGAGAACAGGCCCAGGTTGGGGGTAGCACTGCCGCTGCCCCCGGAGACAAGGTACTGGGATGCCCCCTCGGATGCCACGGCAGGGGATAGCGAGAGGGCGGACGGGAGCGCCAGGGAGCGCGAGCCCTTGACGACCGAGGATACGGTAGAGAGAAGGGAAGACAGGCCGCTAAGGGGAGAGGATGCTGGCCTGCCGCTGGCCGGAGGAATCTGGGGGCCCGAGTCCATGATGACCGAGGGCGTGGTGGAGGAGAGGGAGGACAGGCCGCTGGGGGACAGGGAGAGAGGCAGCGCCGTTAGCTGCCCTGCATTGCTCGGCGGTACCAGGACTGCGCCGGGGGAGGAGACCGCACTGTAGGAGTGCCCCCTCTCCGTGCTGTTCTGTATCCCCCACTGGCTATAGGGGGAGCCCTGCCTGGTGCGCTCCTTCCATGCCAGGAAGGAGAGGCTGAACTCCGCCCGGTAGGGGTGCTCGGCGTCCAGGGTGACGGTAAGGTTGTCGAACATCCCGTACCAGATGTAGTTGGCGGCCACGAGCTGGATATCCTGGTGCTTCTTTATGCGCCTGCGGGTGAACCCTGGGGCAAGCGGCCCCTCGTTGGCCTCCTCGCCCTCGAACCAGTAGCCGTTGTTCTCGAAGACGATGACTAGCTGCTGGAGGTTCCTCCATGACTCGGTGAAGTAGGCATACTCGTCCGTCAGCCCCTTCGCCCAGTAGTAGCCGGGGGTGTGGCCTGCCATAGCGACATGGATAAGCCCCTCCCCCCATACCCCGAACTGCCATCCCCCACGGGCGAATGCCTGGGAGTCCTCGGTGTTCCTGGATATCTGGGCGGTGTTCGGGTTGATGAGGAACCTGTAGGTGGCCGTCAGGTGCGGGTCGTATGCCGGGGAGGAGGTGCTGTAGCTGGAGGATACCCCACGGTGGGGGACCCGTACCGTGACCCAGTCCGTGAACGGCTCCGTGGCCGCCGTGGTGAAGAAGGAGGCGTTCGCCGCCCCGTTCTGGGCGTAGGGGCCGAAGGCGCTCGATGTCTGGGCCGACTGCCCCAGCAGGGCCAGGGGGTCCTCGGGGATGAAGCGCTTCTCTCCCCGGATAGGAAGGAGGATGGGCTGCACGGGGGAGTTCGAGGGCCTGGATACCTGGATGTCGCTTAGGTCATTGACATCCTTGGTGTTGGAGTTGTCTACAACATAAGACACGGGCTCCGGCGTGGCGGTGACCGTCACCGTAGAGGGGTTGATGGCCTGGACAGGGCTGCTAGACATTTGACGACACACTCGTTACTGGCTGCCGCCTGTGCTCAAGGGCTGAGACCAGCATCTTAAGCTCGGGAAGGGTGCTGCTGTTCTTTATCAGGTTCGCTTTCTTGCTTATGACCCAGACATTCCCCCGCACATATCCCCCTTCATTGTTAACTCTATCCAAAGACGGGCTATTATCGTTATCCTTAACCGTCCCGAGAGCTAATGGAGTCCCAAACACGGGGCATAATGCAGGGATGACCACATCGTCCAAAGTCAGGTCAAACTTAGCGCCACTGCGGGCTGCACGGGACTTCGCTCTCATAAGCATTGCATATTCTGGGCTACAGGTTTTACCGTGCGTCTTATGGAATTCGGATATTCTCCTCAAGGCACAGGCCCTACAGCTTGTAACCCTCTTGTCCCTAAGCTGATGGCCAGAAACTACTCGGACGCCCCCACAGGCACAGGAGCAGTTCCACATATAGTGGCCATGCTTGTTCTTTCCCGCCGAGGATACGACCGTAAGGTCCCCGTACGGCATCCCAACCCGGTTGATAGCACGCTTTATCCCCAGCTTTCTAAGGCCAGCGGCCCTCTTGTCACGGTCTTCCTGGCTCATGGCCTTCCAGCAGTTCCTCAGGGCCTCGCTTTTTCTTGGATATCTCATATATTCGATGATACGCTGGCAAAGGCTGGGGTAAATATATACCCTAGCGTCTTTTCCACTTGGAAAACAAAACTGAAGTCCCAGCTAAAGGGTTTCATAGCCGACATCTGCCAGTTGAGGCTCTTGAAGTACCCGAGGTAGGTGGTGCCCTTGACCCTCATCACCACGGAGCCCCTCGTCATGACATCGTTGTTGCGGGCGTTCATGCTGGTAGCAGACAGGGCCGTCTGGGGGGACCACTGGTCCACGTCAACCTGTACCTCGTTGCCCTTGCCGGGAGGGTTGGGCCCTAGCGCCTGCTGGGTGCTGAACCAGACCATGCCGTTGTTCTTGAACAGGGACAGGAACTCCTGGAAGGCGTCCTGGGCCGCCACCCTGAACGCCTTGGCGGGGTCGTGCCCCCCCGAGGACAGGTACTTGTTGACCTCGTCGGCGTTCTGCTGGGTGACGATGGAACTCTGCACGGACGGCGACTGCTGGTTGCCGAGGCGGTAGTTGGTGTAG